GCTCGGCTCAGAAGGCAAGTTGACCGCTGATGTTGTATTCACCGCTATCAACAAAGCGACTGGTAAGATCAACCAAGACTTCGCAAAGATTCCTAAAACATTCGCTCAAGCGATGCATGGCATCCATGACGAATCTGTTATTTTATCTTCCACATTATCTAAAGCATTCAACCTCAAGCCAGCATTTATGGCTGTTGCACAAACAGTTACTGATTTGATGGCTCGCATTGATCATGCTCTCAAAGAGGGTGGGGATGGTATGCGTGGCTGGAAGATTATCATCAATGCTGTTGGCGAAGCCTTCAACATTCTTGGCGCTTCCTTACAAATCATTATCGTACTTATCGTAGAGTTTGTAGATGCTATTGGTACTGCTATTGCAGTCTTACAACAGTTATCTACAGGAAGTTTGAAAGGCGCTGCTGACGCTCTCAAAGGTTTCGGCGAGCGCATGAGCGATAACTTCAAAGATCTCAAGAAGAACATTGGTGCTCAAGGCGAAGCTATGCGCAAAGGTGAAGAGCACGTTGCATCTTACACTGACAAGGTCGGCGAAGCACATAAGAAGGAAAGTAAGCTAGCTGAAGAAGCTGCTAAGAAATGGGAATCATTTACTAAAGGCATTCAAGGCGCTATTGCTGTTGTTGACGAGTTACCTGCTAAGTTAGGTTACGTCAAGAAAGCTCTTGATGAAGCAATTACTTCAGGTCATACCGAACAAGCAGCTATACTTCGTGAAGAGTTGAAAAAGTTAGAAGCATCTACACCGTTTGGTAAGATCAAAGCTGAAGCTGAAGCCGCGCTCAATCCATTCCAAGTGTTGATTGATAAAACACAAACGCTTGACGATGCTTTCAAAGCACATGCAATAACTGCTGAAGAGTATAGTAAAGCTATGGAGAAGATTAGTGCTGATGCTAAATCATTAGCTGAAGCGCAAAACGCACTCAGTACTGACCCAATGGAACGCATGACGTCTCAGATTGGTAAGATGTCTGAAGAAGCTAATAAGTCGGCTGAAAACTTGAACGCTCTCAAAATAATGCTAGAGCAAGACCCTGACAATAAGTTTATCCAGAAAGCGATTGATCAGCTTCAAGATCTTCGCACAGATGCAGAGAAAGTTGGTGATAAGATCACGGAGTCTCTTGCGCAGAATGCAGGCAATGCTGTGAATAGTTTCATCGACTCAATTGGCACCGCTAAATTCTCATTTAGTGATTTTGCTACTTCAATGTTGAAAGACATCGCTAAGATGATCTTCCAATTGATGGTCATGAAACCATTGATGGACAGCATATCTAAAGGTCTAAGTAGCGGAGGCGCTGGTGGAGGCATGATGGGTATGCTTGGCGGTCTCTTCGGCAGAAATGCAGTAGGTAATGCTTTCCCTGGAGGCACAGGTCTGCCGTACGGTATTTACGATCGTCCTACATTCTTCGGCATGGGCCCAACGATCCAAAAGTTCGCTAAAGGTGGCGTGCTTGGTGAGGCTGGTCCTGAAGCAATTATGCCATTGAGACGTAGTGGTGATGGTAAGCTGGGTGTTTCAGCTGCCCCAACTACTATTAACGTGATCAATAACGCCGGTGTAGAGGTCTCTACTGCTGAGAAGAGTAATGATGACGGCTCGAAACAGATTGACATTATGATTGAGCGCAAAGTCAAAGATCTATTTGGCAATGGTGGCATGGATAAACAAATGAAGTCTGCTTATGGCTTGACAAGGAGTGCTACATAATGGCTACAATTTACATAGCACCACGTCCTGTTACTATTGACGGTTGTATGAGTCAATGGAATGAGAAGTTCTCTCCTAACACTATTCGTAGTAACATGGATAATCTTGAAGTAAAGGTTAGACGTAGAACTACTGGATTGATCTTGACGATTGACACTCAAGTTACTTTGAAGGCTTCACAGTATGCTGACTTTATCGACTGGTTTCAGTATAAACAAAGTGGTGGAGTATACCCTACTCGCATCAAGCGTCCTCAAGATGGTAAAGAGATTGTAGTGAGAGCCACTGAGCCTCCAACGATCTCTTGGCCATCTAAGGAAGCATTCACTGCCTCAATGAAGTGGGAGCAAATGCCAGCATGGAGTAAATTATAATGGATCCACGGAACATCACATCACTCTTAGAAAGATCCTCGCCAACTGCTTGGTTCTTTCTACTTACTATTACACCTAAAGGCGGTACTCCTATGTATTTCGTGAACAACAACGAGAAAGTTGTTAGTCGCGGGGTTACCTATGAACCGTTTCCATTCGCTTTGATTCTACCAGAGGACACAGGAGATCGCCTACCGAAAGTTACTATTACTATCTCAAACATCTCTGGAGAAATCATCCAGGCGATCCGTGCTCAATCAACAGCACCTGACATGAAGGTTGAGATGGTTAGCAGTGCTTATCCTGACATCGTAGAGAAGACATTAGACTTTCTTCAACTACGCTCTGTCAATTATGACGCTATTACTATTACTGGACAACTCGAGGTTGTGAACGTCTTGACTAAAGGCTTCCCATCCGAGTCGTACGATCCTGTGCACTTCCCAGGATTATTCCGATAGTTTTCTGTAGCCCTTCAAAAGAGGGTTATGGTAAGTTATTTGAAAGGAGTAAAGATGAGCCTCCTAAAGTATGTAGGAATCCCTTACGTTATTGGTAAGGAAAGTTTTGAAGAGGCGGATTGTTATGGCCTCTGTCGTTTATACGCAAAGAATGAGTTAGGCATAGAGCTGCCTCATTACATGTATTCAACATTAGATAATGAAGCTGTCGCTGAGGCTGCTATACTTACTGCTAAACATGGTTTAGGCCAAGGATGGGAGAAAGTTACCACACTTCAGCATGGTGATATTGTCACCTTTCGTGTTATGGGTCATGAGGTCCATTGCGGAATCATGTTGGAAGGTACGCAGTTCTTGCACAGCCTTAGAGGCCGTATGAGCTGCATAGAAGATTTATTACACATCAACTGGAAAAGTAGACATACAGGGAGTTTTAGATGGACATCGAACTAAAAGAAAGACCTAAGCAACGTGAACTCGTTCGCTTACTGACTCCTAGTGGTCCTCAAGAGTTGACTGTAGTAGCTGTGCCTGGCGAAACTATTACAAGCTTAGTAGAGCGCTCAGTTCCAAAAGAGTTGCAAGGCTATATTGTAGCATTCAACCATGGAATGAAGGTGGAAGATCCTAACACATTCACCTTACAAGAGTCTGACAGTGTTATTCTTGCTGTTGTTCCGCAAGGTGGCGGTGGAGGTGGAGGCAAAGGCCTTGGAGCTATCCTAAGTATCGCTGTAATGGTCGCTGCTGTTGCTATTACTGGTGGTGCTGCGGCAGGTTTGATGCCTGGCTTCTTTGCTGCAGGTTCTATGAGCGCGTCTATCCTTGCGATGGGTGTCTCAATGGTAGGTATGATGGCTATTTCAGCTCTCGTTCCTCCTCCTTCAATGAACACAGACGCAGGTTTAGGCGGTCGTGCAGGCCCTGCAGAGTCTCCTACCTACTCTATTGGTGGTCAATCAAATGCCCAGCGTAAGTATGGCGCAGTCACTCGTATCTATGGCCGTCATAAATATTTCCCAGTAATCGCTTCTAATCCATTAGTTACTAACTTAGGATCTGAATCAAAGATTTCTGCGATTTACGATTTTGGAATTGGTCACATCGAGTGCACTAATCTAAAGATTGGAGATACTCTTGCTGACACGTTCTCTCCAGAACTATACTGGCATAAGAACTCATTAGTAGCAAAGACTGAGTATCAGAATAGACGAGTTGGCTACGACCAATTTAGCTACGTGTTGAAACAAAATAAAGAATTGATTATCCGTACTAAACCTGACACTGTAGCATTTGATGTTGACATTCAGTTCAATCGTGGTATTGGTTATGCAAATAACTCAGGTGGTACAGATCGTAGAACAGTTGATCTCCTAATGGAGTATAGAGCTGTTGGTACGACTGATTGGACCGCATTAGAAGCCAAAGATGTGTTAGGTGTTCCTGGTGGTACAACAGGCGGTGGCGGTACTATGGTTGTTCCTGTTATTCAGTTCGCTGAAGTAACTCTAGCTGATGGTACTAAGTTCCGTTTCTGTAGTAATGCGAATCAAATAGTTGGTGGAGTAGCACAAGGTGACAAGCGTAACTTCCCTTGGGGTGAGTCAGAGCGCTATGTCGGTGCTGACGGACTAAACTACTATGTCCAGCCTACTGCTTGGATCAAAGGTTACGACGATTGGAATGGCCGTGAAGCAAGTGATGGTTGGGACGGTGCTAAGTTTACTCAAGCAGCTGCTTTAGGACCTCATGCTCCTGGCCCAGCAACTGCGATCACTTTAGCGGCATCTCAAACTAAAGCATTTGTAGCAGTTGCTACTATTTCAGGTTTACCACCAAATGAGTATGAGTTTAGGATTGTTAGGCAAACTGCTGATCCTCCTGATAATCGTACTTTTGGTGAGTGTGGTGTTACTCTAATCAAGTCCTACCATGAAGGTAAGATCTTGAACCTAGAGCATAAGCATACCATGCTTGAGATGCGACTAATCGCGTCTGAGAAGTTACAAGGTACTGTTCAGAACTTGAATGCTATTTGCACGTCAGTTCTACGAACAACTACTGATGGTATTACTTTCAAAGAAGAACCAACTCGCAATCCTGCTTGGATCGCTTTGGATATTCTTACAGGCGAGGCGAATCCTAAGCCACTCCTTGACGCTCAAATAGATTGGCCAACATTTATTCATGTTGCCGATTTCTGCGAACGCAAGAAGTTCTTTGCTGATTTTGTTGTGGACTATAAAACGACTGTTCAAGAACTCCTTACCTCTGTTCTATCTGTTTGCCATGCAAGTCTCTTGCTGACAACCAATGGTAAGTATGGTGTCTTATTAGATGAAGAGAAAACAGTTCCTCGTCAGTTGATTACTCCTGCAAACTCTTGGGGCTTTAGCGGCGGCAGAACATTTGCTGACCAGCCTCACGCATTACTTGTCACCTTCATCAACCCAGAACTAAACTGGCAGAAGGATGAACGTATAGTCTATGCTGATGGTTATGACGAGAAGACCGCTACTAAGTTTGAGAACCTTGGCACATTTGGTATTACTGATAAAGACTTAGCGTGGAAGTTTGGGCGATACATGTTGGCCCAAGGCATTCACCGTAGCGAGACCTTCACTGTCACTATGGACATTGAGCATCTTGTGGTGCAGCGAGGCGATCTCGTGCACGTCGCACATGATGTCCCAAAGATCGGTGGTATGGCTTGTAGAGTAATAGACGTGATTGGTAATGATATCACAATCGATCAACTACTCTCAATCTACCCTAACGGTTATTCTATTAGATTAGATGATGGAACTGTTCGCACAGGTAAAATCACAGCTTCTCCAGCAAATAACTCATT